TACGAGTTACCCCCAAGCAGTGGCCCCAACGGTCCCCAATTACCAATCGCCCCCGTCTCAATACGCCCCCCAATTCCAACAAGCCTCGCCTCCCCAGGCGGCACCGGCACCGGCACCCCAGGGGAATCCATGGGAATCGGCGTTCAACAAGGTGGTGGGTCTACTGAGTCAACCAGCCCCATCCCCGTTCCAGGGTCAACCTTATCAGCCGACGACTCAATATACCCCGGCCAATTACGGAACGACCAACAGCCAGGTTACTTATCCCTCGGCTCCGCAGACTTGGCAGCCCAGCCAGGAATCTTATTCCAGCTCTTCCCAAACCTCCTCTCAGGTCTTAACGGGGCAAGCGGCACAGGAAGCCCACGCGGAAGTGAACAACGCGATCGCGGATTATTACCACCTGAGCGAAGAGAGCAGGAACGTAATCAACGCATACGGAGTAGAGGCTCCCGCGATTCTGAATCAGTACGCCCTGAATCTGGAAGGGATGCTGGACAGCGCCGTTCAGTGGGGTCATCGCGCCCAAAACCTGATTCAAGGGTACGCAAACCACGCCGTTCACGCTAATCAGTTACTGCAGGGCTATGCCGACTTTGCAGTTAACGAACATCAAGAAAACCTGGCGTACAACGAAATTCTGACCAATCCCGACACTCTTAGCGATTACACGCTGAAGTTCTTTGGTCCTGAAGGTCCTTGCCCTGTTTACCAAAGCGAAGCCGAACTGGAAACTCCCGGCTATCGCACCAATGCCATGGCTCAAGTGGGACAGGCCCCCCAAATGCCTGCACCTCCTCAAGCCGCTCCTCAGCAAAATCCCAGCAACTTCTGGGGTCAATTTACTCAACAAATGGACGCAGATCCTCAGAATGCCTGGCGCCTTCTGAATCAAGCGCAACCCCAAGTTGTGGCAAACAAGTTATTTGTTGCTGAGTGATCTATTAGCAGTTGTTAAGTAAAATTAGCAACTGCTAAAATTTTTGTTAGATAAGGCACATCGTGCTGGATCTTTCACCTGAAACCAAACATTATTCCCGAGACACTGGAGGATAAACTAAAGTGTTCATTGATAACGATTTTCCTAAGATTCTTGGTGCGGAACTATATCGTCCCCACCCTGCATATGTTGCGGAAATGGCATGTGAGCCCGTCGTGGTTCATGACTTCACCCGCCAACCTGGTCAAACCGTTCAGTTAGACCGCTACAAGTTCTGGGGTACCCCTGGTACGAAGGACAGCCGTGAGCGTATTGCTGACCAGACTATCGGTACTGCCAACAGCCGTAACATCACCAAAGAGAAGGTTCTGGTGGTGCTTAAAGAGTACACCGGTCCTGCGGACCCGGGTGAACCGACCCAGCCTTCGACTTTCAAGATTGCTCGCGAAACTCTGGTTACTGCCCAGCGTCTGCTGCTGGATACCGGCAACCTGAACATGTTCCACCAGAGCATTGGTTCTCTGACCCTGCTCGATGATTATCGTCGTTGGCGCGACCGCGTCTTCCTGGACGAACTTGCTAAAGCTGAAGCTAATGGCGTCGCTTCTGGCACCCAAGGTGGTTATTACTTTGCAGGCGGCAAAGAGAAAGATTCCTCTGGCCGTATTGCTTATACCGCTGCTGAGTACACCGCTCAAACTCAACAGTTCTCTGTTAAGACCGACCTTCTGACTGTTGTCAAGGATCTGCGTAAGCGCAACGTTCCTACCTTTGCTGATGGTCTGTATCGTTGTATTTGCGATCCCACCTTCATGATGCATCTGCGTCGTGATTCCGACTTCCGTGAGATTGCTCGTTACGCCGGTAACCCTGGCCAAGGCATGTACATGGGTAACCCCATGATGCCTAATAACGCCAGCTTCTACATGGGTCCTCAGGCTGGTCAGGCCTACTTCCTGGCTGGTGAGCCCGTGATGCCTACTGGTGTCCAGTTTGAAGGTGTGAAGTTCTTCGAGTCCACCAACTTCCCCACCAAGAACGTTACTGCTTCTTTTGACGGTACTGGCGGTACCTACGCTTCCCGTGAGGTTGCTCAAGGTTACTTCTTCGGTCCTCAGTCCATTGGTGTTGGTATTGGCGGTCCCAACGCTCAGGTCCTCATTAACAACAATGATGACTTCAGCCGCTTTATCATCTTGATTTGGCAGCTGTATGCTGGTTTTGAGATCCTCAATAAGGATTTCGTCACCACTTCGTTCAGCTTCGTCGATGATGACGGAGCGCTTTGATCGATATAAATAAAAACTTTTTGGAGAAATAAATGTCCTACCTTTCCGCTAAAAAAATCTACCCGGGTAACTGGGCAGAACCTTTAAATGGTTGGTACAAAAACATTGATACCAACGACAGCGGAAGCAATGATGCATCTAAGGGCGGCCCGACTTCGGTCCTGGCCGTCCCCGGCTATCGTTACTTCCAGATTCGTGGCTATGTGCCCGTGACCGCAACCTCTGGCTCTGCTGTTACTAGTGGCGCTGTTATTGTTCCTTCTCCTTATCGGAACGATACCACCCGTCCTGACATTACTGGTTTAACCATTTCTGGTAGCCACACGCAGCCTGCTTACGCTTATCGTGCTGCAATCTCTGTGGCTTCCGGCTGGGGTGATGGCCGTGTTGCTTCCGGTGTGTTTGCCTCCACTGGCAACGTGATCTCTTTTGGTCGCGATAACTCTGGTAGCCCTGTTGCAAACTCTGGTGTTGGTGAATCCACCATTCAGGCAAACCTGACTTCCACCACTTCCGGTGATGCAGCTACCAAGATCTACTTCGCAGGTGGTTCTCAAGCCTTCGGTGCTAATCCTTTCCTGATCGCTACTGGTGCTGTTGCTGCAACCGCTCCTCTTTATAAACAGCTGACTGCCGCTACCGATTTCGTGGTTTGGGCAAAAGGTGCTGCTAACGATACGTCTACCTCTGGTGGTTATTACATCTCGGACGCTGATTCAAGTGCAAACAAGACCGGTTATCTGGTTGTTGAAGTTTGCTACATCCAGCCCGACGATGCACCTGGCTACGAAGACATTGATGGCTATCTGACTGGTCGCACTGTTAGCTAATTAGGGTAAACTAAGACCAGATAACAATTATCTGGTCTTATGCTCTATCAGCACAAAAAAACAGGCGCTCGAGTAAAAATTATTACCGAGTGGGATGATGGAGACTGGTTTATGGTCGAAGACCAAGACGGTCTCCTTTATACTGCATATAAAACTGAATTAGTTCCAGATGAAGCTGCTACTAAAAAAGTCAAAACTTTACAAGTAAAAGACAAGGCAGCACAAGAAGAACCACGTTCTTTTCCACCTGAAACCCGTTTAAATATTAACTCAGCAACTCCTCAAATGATTGCTGATCATGTTAAAGGGATTGGTCTTAAAACTGCTCGAGATATTAAAGATCTTCAAATGTCACTATCAGGTGAAAGGTTTAACAACCTGGAGCAGCTAAAACAAATTAGAAGGGTTGACTGGGAAGCCGTATTTGCGGCTAATCTAATTAGAGTTTGATATTTAACCCGACTACGTCGGGTTTTTTATTGATTTAACTCATTTATAATTAAGAGACAAAGAGGGAAAGTAGTGCAACTATCAGACTTTGACAAAAGTAGAGTTAGGTACCATTTAGGCTACTTTACTGTTTCTGTTCCAGCTGGTGACTATGCCCGCTTGGAAGAAGCAATGAATACCGTACCTGATTCATATTTTTACGACAAGATTACTGTCCAAATTGGCCGTTGTGATACTGCTGAAAAGAAAACAGAAGTTGCAACTACTCCTTCTACTCGTGTTGAAAGTATTGCTGGTGACGTTGATCGTTCAATTAGATCCAGCAATGCTAAAGAAGCTTTAAAAGTTTGGGATGAAATTTACCTGTATGAAACTAATCGTTTAGCAGGTATTCTTTACGTTCCTAATTACAAAGATCCTTTCCAGGCACGTTATCGCTACGAACGTTCTGGAGCAGAGTTTATTCAAGCTTTACCAGGTCCTGCTGATACTGCTGTTGGCTCACGTATTTATTTAATGGAGACTTGGAGGTAATATGGATCCTATTTTTCAAAACTTTTTAAACTCACTTCCGCCTAGGAGTCCTGTTGATACAACTGCAACACGTAGCTATCAACAGCTTGGGCGTCAGTTTGCAGATGCTCTGCAACGTCAAATTCCTGGAAATTTTCAAGGGGCAGGAATACAGACTTTACCTACTAATTTAGTAACAGAAGCAAGTCGTATTGCAGAGATGCCTTCAGGGGCAGCAAGAGAAGCTGCTCGCAATCAGTTAGCAAGCAAATTGCGGATCCAAGCAAATCTGCAAGGACAACCACCACGTATCAGTGGAATGGGAGCTGGAGGAGCACTCAGAGCGCCATCCATTGGATCTAATCTAAACAGGGGCCTAGGTTTTACTGTTAATCCCAGTTCTCCTTATTCAGGAAGTCCTTATGCACTTGATTCTGCACTCAGACGCCAATTTGGTATTACAGATCTTTCAAGGCAACTTCGGTCTCAAAAACTTACTGGAACAGCCTTGAATCCTGCGGTTAGAAACTCTTTTAAGATCCCGGGGCTTACTCCTCGAACAGCATTAAATGCTACAAGACAAGGAGGAGGCCGTTTTCTTCCGGCATTAAACGCAGCTGGTGTTTTATACGATGTTTATGACGCAACTCAAACAGGACGCGATCCTATTCGAACAGGTGTTAAAGGTGCTGTGCAACTTGGAGGAGGTCTTTTAGGGGGCTCAGCTGGAGGTCTTGTTGGACTTCCTACTACAGGACCTGGTGGTGTTGCTACTGCAATCGCAGGTTATGGCCTTGGATCAGTTAGTGCAGGCACACTATTTGACATGATTTGGCCTGAAGCAAATAATGCTACATCTAACATTGGCAGCGCTGCTTTTAACCAAGCTGCTTCTCAGGCAGGAGCACTGTCGACTGTTCCTCCCGTTGCTAATCTTCCCTCTAATTACAAAGAGACAGAACTAGCAGCAGGCGCAGCAGCCGAACAGTACCGCCCTGGCGCAGGCTTCCCTGCAGCAGCGCTTGCGGCTCCTGTTGTACAACCAGAGATAAATACATCTCTACCACTTGTTAATAACACCGGAGCCTTAAGCGGTAACGCTTTATATAAAGCAGCAAGAGAAGCCGGTTACGATAATATATTGCAGCTTGGCCTGTCTCAATGGGCAAACTATCATCAAGGCCGTCTACCACAAGCGACTGCTAAATTAGCAGCTACAGTAGAATCAGAAGAAACAAAAGCAAGAAAATTTTTAGATACCTATCTTAAAAAAGGAGATCAATAATGGCAGAACTTGCTTATGCAGATTACATTGAGCTTTTAAAAAATCCAAATAACCAACGTTTATTACGAGCCATACGATTTGGAGAAGGCACTGAAAGAAAGGGCTATGACTCTTATCGCGTTATGTTTGGAGGGGGTTTAGCTCCTAACCTTACTAAGCACCCCGATACCGTTGTTCGGGGAGGAAGAGTTAATAGCGCAGCAGCTGGTGCATATCAATTCATGCCAGGTACTTGGCAGGCGGCAATGAATAGATTAGGACCTGAAAACTTCCCAGTTGGTAGACAATTTAATCCTGAAGCACAAGATGTTGTAGCTTTATCTTTGGCTCGTCAACGTTTACTTCCTTTAGGTGGTTTAGCTGCTTTAAATAAAGCTGGTATTACACCAGAAATATCAAATGCTTTAGCTCCTGAATGGGCTTCTTTCCCTACTTTTTCTGGACAAAGTTACTATCCTAATCAATCAGTTAAGAAGTTATCTGGTATCCAAGCTGCTTTTGGTGGAGCAGAACCTTTAACTGGCCCACCTCCTTTAGCACCAACAACAGCTCCTGCAACTGAACAGTTTGAAGCAGCAAGAAAAAGGCAAGAGTATTTAGATAATTATGCACGTTATTCTTATCAAGCTCCGTTAATAGATCCAGAAGATTACAGACAAATAGGTGCACCAAAAGTTAAAGAATCAGTACAAAAAGGAAACCAGTTTGCTGGTGACGTAGTTAATGCTATTAAAGCCAGTATTCTTGGTTCTGTACTATCTGGAACTCCTATAAACCCTATGTCTTCGATTAACGCAGGAATTAACTACGCATTACCCCGTACTGCATTGAGAGGCTTATTGAAATGAATTTAGCTGGATCAAAACGTTATTTAGACTATATGACACCTGTCGAGCAAAGCGCTCAAGGTTCATTGAATGAAGGTTATTTACCAGGAGACATTTACTCCGTTTATGGTAATCCATCTGAAAAATCTCAAAAACAGTTTCCTACTAACGTAGACACAAAAGCTGATTCAGCCCCTGGACCACAAGCATTTGAAAATCTTTTAAACAATATAGATCCTTCTCGTTTAGTAGAAAATCGTATCTTCAATGACAACCCTGGCTTCCTTAAATTGATTTCTGGAATGAGCGGCATGGGAATGATGGGCTAAAATATAATTAACTTAAAAGTATTGTAAAAGACGTGGCATCTACCTCAACCAATAAGCAGCCTTTACTTGTTGATAGGCCTTTATTTGATTCTGTACGAGTTACAACTCAAACTGCAGGAAGTCAAGCTACTAATACTGTGTTTGTTCAAGGTGGTCAAGCACCGGCCATCCTTGTTGACATGGATGCTGAATTAACTGACGATACCAATAACGGCGGAATCGTAGATGCAATTCAGATTACTCGTGATGATTTTTATCGCGCTCCAGATCAATCTTTAACTTCGGCAACTACTGGTAGCGTTGTTTCGCTAACTAGTGGTGAAGTTATTCTTGTTTCCGATTCAACTTGGATTGGAACCGGTACTAGCTCTGGTTACGGTTATTATACCTACACAGGTTCAACTTTAACAGGTACGTTGGGTAGTTTTACGTATACTGCTGCATCTGGATTTAATTATGAAGGAGTTGAATATGACGATCGCAAAGCAGTAACTTTTGTTTTCTATGCCACTCGAGGCACTACTACACCAATTCCGGCATCTGGTGACTACAAAGTTTTATTTTCTAAGACAGTTCCAGCTGGTACAAATACCGTCGACTGTAGCGACATCATGCCTGAAGTAGCAGTTCCAGCTGTACATGCTGGCAATACAACCGGTTTAGGAGATACAGCCCCTTTACGTAATAAAGGAATTTATTTAGAAAAAGGTGATCGTATTTACGTTGGCGTGTTTCCTGATGGCCCTAATATTTCTGGATACACGAATGGTGCTCACGTAACTGCTCAAGGCGGATTCTTCTAATGGCTAAAAAGAGTGGAAGCTCTTTTGGTAATTTTAGTGAATTAAAAAAATTCCAAACCAAAGGAGTACAACCAATCAGAACTGAGTTTTCAAAAGGCTCTGTTCCTGATTCTATCTACTCTTCAAATAGAGAAGCAGCTTGGTCCAGATGGAGGAGAGGTTATGAGCTCTACGCCAACTCAACTGTTGACGAAGTTTATAGCTACCCGTTTAATTACAAGGTACCTTTACCCCCTGGCACAGTTCTTCCTCCCGGTGTTAATCCACCTCAAATTCCTGGCATCTTTCAAGGCTTTCCTACAAAAAATAAAGAATTTGGAATGCACTGGGCCGGTGTTCGAGTTGCTGGAAGTCTAAGGTTTGATAATTTAAGAGGGGCAGGAGGAGTCCCTGCTGCAATTAAATCAGTTACAGAAGATAAAAATTATTGGTATGTATCTTTAGAAGGTGGCTGGAATGCACAAAACCCTTTGCCTCCCCCTTTATTTATTCCTCCAGTAATTATTGGAGGCAGAGAAATTATTCCTAAACAATATCCAATTAACGGAGAGATCTTAGAAGATCGCGTTATTACAGTAGGCGGTGATGTAATAACATCTGACACAATTGATCCTACGACTCAAAAACGGTATGGCTACTTACAAGCAGTTCTTATTTCGACAGATGAAATCAATGGAGTCTTAACTTTACAAAAACAAGGGTCTGTTGAGTCTACCCCTGATGCTGTTTTTAGAACTCCAGCCGTCGAGGATTTTCATGTAGGACGCTATTTAATTACAGGAACAAGATATTGTTGTTCTTGTCAAGACTTTACACGTAGAGATTATTCCTACATGATGAATCTTGGCAAAGGAAATCAAAAGGTATTTCCTAGAACCAGGCCAGCTGTTATCAAGCCTGGTCGAAAAGAAATTATGAC